CAATGCCAATGGATTTGGAAGTTTTTTAATAGATGAAATAATATCCTTTGCTTTAAGTTGATCTAAATTTCTCTCATCAATAAAAACTCCAGATCCAACTGTAGTTTCTACTTGCATATTAGGAATATTTAATTGTTCATCTTGAACAATATAAGCCTTTGCTACTGCTCCATATTTAGTATTCAAAGCATATGTTCTTGTAATATAATCTTCCTTTGTTACTGCTCTGCCTTGTGCTTGAAAAAATGCCAAAGCATTATTTTTAATTTCAACTGTTGATTCTGCTGATTTTCCTCCTGTTGCTGGAGATGGATTAGTTGCTGCCACCGATCTTTTTGTTGAAGCAACTGTTTCTACATTAAGTGAACTTTCTTCAATTGTAAAGGCAACTGCTCCCACATTGTTTATTGTATTTGCAGCAACATTATCACCTATACCACCACCATATGTATATTTAATAGTAAGAGTTGTATTTGCTGGTGCTTGACCATAAGCCTTTGTTTTTAAAAAATTTGCTGGATCAAAATATGTATCAAGAAAACTTGGACTTCCTGGTAATGAAGAACCAACCGTTCTTGGATTTGGAACTATTTCTTCATCTGGATTATCTGATATACCTGCTCCAAATCTTAGTTCTGTTGAACCATCTTGAACAATATAAGTGATAAATCGTCTTGGTGTTCTTTTTAATTTTAATAAATAAGGAACTGTATCATTATACTGAACTAAATCTGGATCGTTAGCGGCTGTATTCTCGACATCTATAAACGTAGTATCTTGTGCTAAATATGGAACTTCGTACCACTTATTTCCATCACTATCTGTTACTGAAAGAATTTCAATAATTTTGGTTTCTTGTAATTTTATTCGAGGATATTGTTCTGCCGTACCAAATGGAAAATATTCTGTTTTAGTAGTTCCACTTGATATTTTTGCACTTTTCTTTAATAAATAAAGTGATGGAACTTTAGTTGATTGATTTACTTCATACACATCAATAGTTAAAGGATCAAATGAACTTGAATATTTAAAATTACAATCTTCTAATGTTCTAAATATTGTACCATTATTAGCATTTACAATTGTTCCTTCATTAACTGTTAAAGCATATCTCATATCTGGTTTAACTGAAGCACCTGTTCCTGTTGCAGGAACTGTTTGAAAAATATCAATTGTAGTAAAGGATGGACTAGTTATTTTTGGTTTATATCCAAAAGTCTGTGCCATTTCATAAATAGTTTTTCTATCTTCTGCATATGCCAACAACATTTCTTTAAATTGAGAATCTACATAATAAGAAAGAACATCACCAACATATGATGCCATTTCAATAAACATCATTCCTGGAGATGCCTCATTGAAATCATTATAAGTATTTGGATAATAAGTTTTAGCAAATTCTACTAAACCCTCTCTGAAGGCACCAAAATCTTTGTTTAAATATCTAACTTCTTTTTGGACTCTCGCCATTTTATTTCTCCACTAAATTATATATCAAATGTTATGTCTGTTCTGTAGCAAAACTTAAAGTTATAGTTTCAAACATACCTGGATTCATAGTAAGATAAAATTCAATATTAATATTAAGCTGATTAATTTCGAACTCGGATGGTTCAACCTCTAATAAATTAATAGATATATATGGTAGCCATTCTGATATGGCTTCTTTTATTGATTCTTCAAGTCTATCCAAAAGATTTTCAGACATAGGTTCAAACAAAACTAAAAGTAAATCTGCACCAAAAGTAGGTTGTCCTACTCTTTCACCTTTATTTGTCAAAAGTAAATTTCTAAGATTACTTCCAGCCTGAGAAAGAGTGGTTGAATGTCCTGGAAAAAAACCATTCACATCATCATATTGCATAGGTAATCCTAAACCAATAGTTACATCTGGATCTAAATCTAATTCTAATGAACTTCGTGCTCTGGCCATTTATTTACTCCATTATGGACGAAAACTATTTCCGCCACCTTTTTTCTTGTCTATCGCCTTCATAACTGCTGAATAATCTCTTGTTAATGCATCTTGTACATGATCTGGAACTTGGTCAACTGATACTCCAGCTTTCTTTATAGAATCTACTGCTGCAATTTCTCGTTTTCGTTCTTTTGCACCTTCTGTATTTCCTAAACCTGTTGCACCGGCAAGTACATTATTTATTTTACTCGAATCAAATACCCCACCACTTAAAGTAGGATAATCTTCATATCCTCCAACTTGTGGTACTCCACCTTCACCCTGTGGAACTCCACCAGCGGTTTCATTTAATATTTTGTTAAGAGTTTCATTTGATGTATAGTGAACCTCTTTTTTAGGTTTAGTTTTATACTGTTTTCTAATAGGTTCTTTGAACTCTTTTTCAGTTAATGGTTTTGAAACTAATTCGGTAAGTGAAGATGAGTTTTCTTCTTTAATAAATATCTCATTCATTTGTTTTTTGACTTCCTTACGAACTACTGCTTCAATTATTTTTATTAACTCATTTTTTTTCATTTTGTTACTCCTTTATTGTAATGGTCCTACTAATGGTACTGGTATTACTGCACTTCCTGCAATAACAATTCCGGTAAACATAGTTGCTTTAAAAGACCTATGAATAATATTTGCCATTTCTTTTACTACATCTTGTACCCCACCACCATCTTCACCTTTTTTTGTTGCTGGTTGTAAAAATGGTGGTAATGACATAATAGCTGCCCCCGACCCCATTATACTTCCTTTAGAAAATACTGTAAATGATGTTGCTGCATAAACAATTATAGCAGCACTAAATAACAATAAAAATTTTCTTGATATTAAACTATCAAGTTCAAAATTAGAAAATATTATTCCCTGTAGTGGAAGCTTACCAGCCATAGCAGTTTTTACCTTTACTTTTTTTCCAACTACTGACACTTTAGGTACAGGAGGTGTACCTGGTGTAAGTGGTGGAACTGTAACAATAACTTCTGCATCTTTTGCATAATCCACAATTGCATTCGATATCTTTTTTGATGCATCTAAACTCCCTAATACCGCGGCCTTATATGTTTTTTCTTGTACTTGTTTAAAAGCATCGTTCAATCCATTTTCAAGTTTTGATTTATTTAAAGCCATTATAATGGTTTTGCCAATAATTTAGGCAATTCTTCTTTTAATTTTTTAAATTCTGGATCCATTAAAATACTTCCTAATGTTGACCCTTTTAATGGGCCACTTGGTCCGGCTGGGGTTACTATTCCATCTATATCCAAAAAAGCATCAATCATTTTTTCTAAAAATTCTATCAATAAATTACCAAACACTATATTTTGTTCATCTGCATCTTTCCTACTATCTACATAAATTTTTATCTCATCTTTTTTTCCACCTATTCTCAAAAATGAACAACTATTAGCAGTTATTCCTGCACAATCATCAAGATGAAGAAATGCACCCTTACAAGATTCTAAATGTGCCATATCATCAAGTCTTAAAAAAGAAGGACAATGACTTGTTATATAAACTTTTTCCCCAATAGTAAGTCCAGCAATCCCCTGGTTTCCCATAACATCTTCAGTAGATGGAAATGGTGCGGGATCTCCACTTTCTGGACTACCACCCCCCACAACTTGTTCTAAAGCATCTGACCCAATTAAAACATTAAATTCTGTTGTAGTATAAAATCTAATTTTATCTGTGGCCACTGCAAATTGTTTATCTGCATCAATTGTAAATGACCAAGGTGTTGACCAACCAATTCCACCAGCAGAATATCCAAATATTTCTCTCCTTTTGGTATTAAATGTAAGTCTATCTGTATTAATAACAATCTGTGGACCACCAGCTATTGGACTTTTATCACTATGAACTTTAGACATAAGTTTATGTTGTCGTGAATTAGATGGGTGCCCAATCTTTACTTCAGGCTTATCTTTTTTCAACTTTACTGATTGATCAGTAGTCAACCAAATTGAAGAACCATCCGCATTTATATCTTCTTTAACAGGTTTAATGGGAGAATCTTTTAATTCTTCTACATATTTAAGTTTATCAAATTTATCGGCATGTATTAATTGTCCTGTTCTAATAAGTATATTTGGTGATTTTTGAGTATCATCACCATCGTCATGTGCATCTGGTACTATATTACTACCAAATCTAATAGACTGTCCAAATCTACCTTGATAAATATTATCACCTTCATACGGCCACAGGTTTCTAATTTCATTATCTGGTTCAAAATGATCATATATATATTTTCCATCTTTCTCCTCATCCACCATTACATCTGGTCTTACACCACTTTTTCCTGGCAAGATATTCTCATTTGGACTTCCAAGTAAATTAATTTTATTAGTATAATATGTTTCAGTGCCTTGTTTTCCTACATATGTAACTAAAACTACATACTCCCCCCGTACTGGATATTCACGATTTGTAGGATCTAATGGTTTAATTGGATATAAAGTTTGAATTGGATCATTCTTTTGACTATCTACCATTCTAGCCATTATAGACCCCATTCCAACCCAATCTTTCCCATCACCATCAGGTAAATCATCTAATTGTTCTTCAGTGACAAATACATCCATAACTTCGGCGGCCTCTAACTCATAAAATTCCATTCCTTTAGGATTTGGAGCTACTTCTTTTGCTAATCTACGGGCAGCGGCAGTAGATGGAATTCCTCCTGATAATTTATCAGTAGGAACATTTCTATTTCTTCTTTCTCTAACTGAAGAATCTGATGTTCCTCGTGTCCACCTCATTAATTTTCCTTAACTGATTCAATATCTTCTGATATTTCATCTGATTTCTTTTGAATATCTACAACTACATCATCTATACTTTTTAGTAATTGTTCTTTTTCTTTGTCTGATAAACCGAATTCTGATTCACTACCACTCTTGGCTTCAGCAGCAATTAATCGTTGGACAACAGTTGCCAATTTGACAAGTTGTTCATCATTCTTCACATTTATGTCCAAATATTCTTTTATCATAGGAATTAACTGAATAGCCATATCCCCATCTTTGATAAACGAAGCAACTTCACCAACTAATACTTCAAGTTGTTTTTTGTTGTGGACAGAATTATCATAGATGTCTTTGAATAATGACGATAGTGATTTACCCTCAAATAATTCGTAATCCTGGCTCATTTTGATTTCCTCGTATTGTATTTAAAAATAGATATTATAACTCATATATAAATATGAAATAACCTAAAAATAGACTTTCTT